ATGATACGGCGACCACCGAGATCTACACTCTTTCCCTACACGACGCTCTTCCGATCTCTCGGTTGACCTTGAAGCCACAGTCGGTAAGGACGTCGATGACCTTTTGCGCCGAACTCGCCGGGCAGATGATGTCGTCACCGTAAACGGTGACGTCATCGCTGACAGACGAAGCAAGTGCGTAAAAGATAAGGCTCTCTAACTCGAACGTGTAAGCGTTACCCATACCGCTGAACTTCTGAAGGTAGATCTCTCTACCATCAGGAAGACGCGTATGCGTGACACGGAGCGCATCGAGATATAGGGCCCAGTCAATTGGCAAAAGTTCAAAAACTAGTTCCCTAGACAAGGTGTCGCTTGCAGATGAAAGATCGATTGTACACAAGCCGTCATGAAAAGCACGGCGAGCGCGCTCCCGATTGATCATCTGATCGTCAAGATCGACACCAACTTTCTTCAACCTGCGCCTAATATAACGGCCGACTCCCTGTTGCAAGAAGCTATTTGCAGTAGGTTCGGCCGAAATCGGGCGATCGGTTTTGAAAGTTTTCGCAACCATGACCAGCCGATTATGCCTCACGAGAGTGAAGTTACTCGGCAGCAGAGAGATTTCACCACAAGGGATTGATTCCGTCAGGAGCTCAATCCAGTGAGGGTCCGTCTCCACTACCATCTTGAAGTACGGTAGTGCTTGCCTGGTCACGGTCCAAGGGCCGTTATGTTTTTGATCTGGTGTAGTACCGGAACGCGAGTCCACGGTAGCACCAGGTCCCCAGCGACAGTCCTTCAAGACAGATTGTAACTTAAACGGACCTAAGATATCGGCGATTTTACGCTTTGCGGTCATAAAGACCTCATGCGCAGACCTGTTTATTGAGCAGGCCTGACCGGTACGAAGAGCCGTTAAGTAACGATTAGTCTGAAGGCAAGACGCCTCAGCCTGTTCCCAGGCGAGAGTAGCGTTTTGCGAAGGAAGCTTGCCTGTTTTCCAACCCTTCCACTTCCGTAGAAAGGAGAAAATCAGAAGATCCCCCCGCAGTGACGCAGCGTCACAGTAGCGGGACACAACCAATTCCTCCGAGATGAAGCCAAAATCGCCGTGCTTACGGCGGATCCAGCACATCAGAGAGTAAGGTGAGTTCACT